ATTCTTGGTATTCCTTCTGTCTTACTAACATTACTAATACATTTAGCAATACAATAACACATATTAGTTTAGGTGTGTGTGTGTGGTGTGCATGTGATTTGTACATGGTTGTACATATATAATACCAATTATTGTTTGGCTACTATTTTCATTTATAGCCACACTGCTGTTTTGCATATTGGTATTACAAACATATAAACTGTTACCATACGTATATACAGTGCTGTAAATAAACTTTTGTTATATTGTGTGTACTTCTTTTGTGCTATTACAATGCCACCACAACGGTCCCGCAGACGAAAGCGGGCCTCTGCCACACAATTATATCAAACGTGTAAGGCCTCAGGGACATGTCCTCCAGATGTTATTCCCAAAGTTGAAGGAACCACATTGGCAGATAAAATTTTACAATGGGGTAGTTTAGGCGTGTTTTTTGGGGGGTTGGGAATTGGCACTGGTGCAGGTACGGGTGGGCGCACGGGCTATGTGCCTCTGGGAACAAGGCCTCCTGTAATTGCTGAACCAGGACCTGCAGTACGCCCACCAATAGCTGTTGACACCGTGGGGCCATCTGATCCTTCTATTGTTTCCTTATTAGAAGAGTCCTCAGTTATTGATGCAGGAATAACAGTACCTGATATTACTTCTCATGGAGGTTTTAATATTACTACATCTACTGGTGGGCCTGCCTCAACGCCTGCTATATTAGATATCTCCCCTCCCACTAATACTATACGTGTCACAACAACTACATCTACCAATCCTTTATATATTGATCCTTTTACATTGCAGCCGCCATTGCCAGCAGAGGTTAATGGGCGCCTATTAATATCTACTCCTACCATCACACCCCACTCATATGAAGAAATACCAATGGACACGTTTGTTGTATCTACAGATACAACTAACACATTTACTAGTACTCCCATTCCTGGCCCTCGGTCGTCTGCACGCCTGGGGTTATATTCTAGAGCAACGCAACAACGTCCAGTTACTACCAGTGCATTTTTAACATCTCCTGCACGGTTGGTTACTTATGACAATCCAGCCTATGAAGGACTTACGGAGGATACATTAGTATTTGAACATCCATCCATTCATACTGCACCTGACCCTGATTTCATGGATATAGTTGCATTGCATCGTCCTATGTTATCATCCAAACAGGGTAGTGTACGTGTTAGTAGAATTGGACAAAGGCTGTCTATGCAGACACGTCGCGGGACCCGTTTTGGGTCACGTGTACACTTTTTTCATGACCTTAGCCCTATTACACACTCTTCAGAAACTATTGAATTACAGCCTTTATCTGCTTCTTCAGTATCTGCAGCCTCCAATATTAATGATGGGTTATTTGATATTTATGTTGATACTAGTGATGTAAATGTTACAAATACCACTTCCTCTATACCTATGCATGGGTTTGCTACCCCCCGTTTGTCCACTACATCTTTCCCTACATTACCTAGCATGTCTACACATTCTGCCAATACCACCATACCTTTTTCGTTTCCTGCCACTGTGCATGTGGGCCCTGATTTATCTGTTGTGGACCACCCATGGGACAGTACCCCAACGTCTGTAATGCCTCAGGGTAACTTTGTAATGGTATCAGGATGGGATTTTATATTGCATCCTAGTTATTTTTGGCGTAGGCGCCGTAAACCTGTACCATATTTTTTTGCAGATGTCCGTGTGGCGGCCTAGTGACAACAAGGTTTATCTACCTCCTCCTCCTGTTTCCAAGGTGGTCAGCACTGATGAATATGTGCAACGCACCAACTACTTTTACCATGCCAGCAGTTCTAGGCTATTGGTTGTTGGTCACCCTTATTACTCTATTACAAAAAGGCCAAATAAGACATCTATCCCCAAAGTGTCTGGTTTACAGTACAGAGTATTTAGGGTTAGGCTCCCTGATCCTAATAAGTTTACATTGCCTGAAACTAATTTATATAACCCAGATACACAGCGCATGGTGTGGGCCTGTGTGGGGCTAGAGGTAGGTCGTGGACAGCCTTTGGGCGTTGGTATTAGTGGCCATCCGTTATTGAATAAGTTGGATGATACTGAAAATGCGCCTACATATGGTGGAGGCCCTGGTACAGACAATAGGGAAAATGTTTCTATGGATTATAAACAAACACAGTTGTGTTTAGTTGGCTGTAAACCTGCCATAGGGGAGCACTGGGGTAAAGGTACTGCCTGTACACCACAGTCCAATGGTGACTGCCCACCATTAGAATTAAAAAATAGTTTTATTCAGGATGGGGATATGGTGGATGTAGGGTTTGGGGCACTAGATTTTGGTGCTTTACAATCCTCCAAAGCTGAGGTACCTTTGGATATTGTAAATTCAATTACTAAATATCCTGATTACTTAAAAATGTCTGCTGAGGCCTATGGTGACAGTATGTTTTTCTTTTTAAGGCGAGAACAAATGTTTGTTCGTCATTTGTTTAATAGGGCTGGCGCAATTGGTGAACCTGTACCTGATGAACTGTATACCAAGGCTGCTAATAATGCATCTGGCAGACATAATTTAGGTAGTAGTATTTATTATCCTACCCCTAGTGGTTCTATGGTAACATCTGATGCACAACTATTTAATAAACCATATTGGTTACAACAAGCACAAGGACACAATAATGGTATATGTTGGGGAGATCAGCTATTTTTAACTGTGGTTGATACTACCCGTAGTACTAACATGACTTTGTGTGCCACTGCAACATCTGGTGATACATATACAGCTGCTAATTTTAAGGAATATTTAAGACATGCTGAAGAATATGATGTGCAATTTATATTTCAATTGTGTAAAATAACATTAACTGTTGAAGTTATGTCATATATACACAATATGAATCCTAACATATTAGAGGAGTGGAATGTTGGTGTTGCACCACCACCTTCAGGAACTTTAGAAGATAGTTATAGGTATGTACAATCAGAAGCTATTCGCTGTCAGGCGAAGGTAACAACGCCAGAAAAAAAGGATCCTTATTCAGACTTTTCCTTTTGGGAGGTAAATTTATCTGAAAAGTTTTCTACTGATTTAGATCAATTTCCTTTAGGTAGAAAGTTTTTACTGCAGGCCGGGTTGCGTGCAAGGCCTAAACTGTCTGTAGGTAAACGAAAGGCGTCTACAGCTAAATCTGTTTCTTCAGCTAAACGTAAGAAAACACACAAATAGATGTATGTAGTAATGTTATGATACATATTTATGTTATTTATTTGTGTACTGTGTTAATAAACTACTTTTTATATGTTGTGTGTTCTCCATTTTGTTTTTTGTACTCCATTTTGTTTCTAGACCGATTTCGGTTGTATCTGGCCTGTTACCAGGTGCATTGGCCATGTTCCCTAACATTTTGCAAACCTATTCACTTTTTAAATTTATAAATGCAATATGTGCTGCCAACTGTTTTATGGCACGTATGTTCTGCCAACGTACACTCCCTAATTCCTTTACATAACACACACGCCCTTTTGCACAGGCATGTTGCACAAAGGTTGGCAAAGGTTAGCATATCTCTGCAGTTACCCATTTCCTTTTTCCTTTTTTCTATGTATGAGTAACTTAATTGTTATATGTAATAAAAAAGCTTTTAGGCACATATTTTCAGTGTTGGCATACACATTTACAAGTTACCTTGGCTTAAACAAGTAAAGTGATTTGTCACTGTTGACACATTACTCATATATATAATTTGGTTTTAACATGCAGGTGGCAACCGAAACCGGTACATAAATCCTTGTTATTCTTTTCTTATTATAAACTACAATCCTGGCTTTCAAAAATAAGGGAGTAACCGAATTCGGTTCAACCGAAACCGGTACATATATAAACCACCCAAAGTAGTGGTCCCAGTTAAGGCAGAATGTCAGGTACATCTGCCTCATCACAGCCACGCACATTATACCAATTGTGTAAGGAATTTGGGCTGACATTGCGGAATTTGCAGATTTCCTGCATTTGGTGCAAAAAGCACTTAACAGGCGCAGAGGTGCTTGCGTACCATTTTAAAGATTTGGTAGTGGTGTGGAGGAAGGACTTTCCATATGCTGCATGTGCATTTTGTTTAGAATTTAATTCTAAAATTTGTGCACTGCGACACTACGAAAGATCAGCATTTTGGTATACAGTGGAGAAAGAAACTGGACTACTTTTAGAAGAACAACAAATTAGATGTGCCTTGTGTCAAAAGCCGTTATCACAGAGCGAAAAAAACCATCATATTGATACAGGTACAAGATTTCAATTTATATTGTGTCAGTGGACGGGTCGGTGTACGCATTGCAGAGGACAATGCGTGGAGAGACGCCTACCCTAAAGGACATTGTTTTGTTTGACATACCAACGTGTGAGACACCCATTGACCTGTATTGCTATGAACAATTGGACAGCTCAGATGAAGATGACCAAGCCAAACAGGACATACAACGTTACAGAATACTGTGTGTGTGTACACAGTGTTACAAGTCTGTTAAACTCGTTGTGCAGTGTACAGAGGCGGACATAAGAAACCTGCAACAGATGCTTTTGGGCACACTGGAGATTGTGTGTCCTTTGTGTGCCCGCGTGGAGTAACTGCAATGGCGGATGATACAGGTACAGAGGAGGGGCTAGGGTGTTCTGGATGGTTTTGTGTAGAAGCTATAGTAGACAAAACAACAGAAAATGCTATTTCAGATGACGAGGACGAAAATGTAGACGATAGTGGGTTAGATCTTGTGGATTTTGTAGATAATAGTACAGTAATACATACAAAGCAGGTACATGCACAAGCCTTATTAAATAAACAACAAGCACATGCAGATCAGGAGGCAGTACAGGCACTAAAACGAAAGCTATTAGGCAGTCCATATGAAAGCCCTGTTAGTGATTCACAGCACAGCATAGACAACGAACTAAGTCCTAGGCTTGGCGGTTTAACGCTATGTCGGGGGTCCCAAGGGGCCAAACGACGATTATTCCAGTCACTGGAAAATCGAGACAGTGGATATGGCTATTCTGAAGTGGAAGTACAGCAGACACAGGTAGAACACGGACATGGCGCCGTACATGGGACTATGGGTAACGGGGGGGCAGTGG